TCGACCTTCTTGACCCAGACTTCGCACCCGGTCGGGTAGCCGATCACCTGCTGGAGCCCTTCCAGCTGGATCCAGCCCTTGGCGGCCCACTTGGCCCGCAGCTCAGCTTTGCGACTTTCGCTCAGCGCCGGGTCCAGCTTGGCCGACACCCAGCCAGCAGGCAGGCCCAACACGGTACCTGGTGCCAGCTCGGTATACGTACCCGCTGCCTTGCGCGCTGCGCGTGCAGCCGCAACTTCCTCGTCAGACGGAAGCACCGGGATTGCCGGCCCAACAGGCTCGACCACCGCTGCCACGTCCTTCTCGCCAGTCTTTCGCGTTGCCATAAGACCTCCGTGCGCTAGGGTACACAGACCCAGCGCGGTTGCAAGTCACTTCATCTTCGACAGGTTGCGCTCGGTCACCAGCGTCGACTTGCGCTCGCCGCTCATCACAGCCCGCAGCGCGCTGCCGGCCTTGTTCTTGAGGTGCGATAACGCATCCGAGACCGGCGCCGCCTGCTGCCGCAGCAGTTCGGGGTTCTCCTTGGCCCAAGTCTCCAACGCCTTGGCCCCCTTCGGATCGCCAGGGTCTACAGCCGGCGCGAAGCTGCGGAACTTTTCCTGCACGCCCAGTCGCTCGAGTGCCAGGTTGCGCCGCTCGTCGGCCAGCTGCTTGCGCGTCTCCTCGATCTGCGACCGTTGCGTGGCAAGCTCCTCGGCGAACTTCTGCTCGGCCGACAGTTTGGCCTTGCGCTCCTCCTCGGCCTTGGCTGCTGCTTCCTCTCCGGCCTTGGCTGCCGCCGCTTGGCGCGCTTCCTCTGCCGACTTCAGCGCGGCCAATTCGGCGCGCAGTGCGGCCACATCGTCGACCGGCGGCACGGCTGGTGCTGGTGTTGGCGCCGCTGATGCGGCCGTGGTAGCTGGTGCGGTGGTGCTTGCGTCCATGCTATCTGCTCCCGTCATAGCGCTGCAGGATCTCCCGCAGCAGTTGTTGATCGGCCGTCGTTGAAAACGACCCAACCTCAGCGCCGAGGATTCGGCCCAGGATTTGTTGCGACCAGCGAGTAACGCCAGCCAACAGCGCTTCTTCTTCAAGCGCGGTCGGCTGCAGGACGTTGACACCGCTGCGTCCAAACACTGCGCCCGCCTTTGCTTGGTTGCGCACCTTGACCGGCCGCGACCGACTACGGCCCGTTGCAGTCTTGGTCGATTGTCGCGAGCTGCCGATCGAACTACCGGCAAAGTCGATCACTGCCGAGGATCCGCCCATGTTGCGGACCTGCAAGCCAGACCACATGCCGCCGCTGACTCGATACGCTCCGGGCTTAGCGCCGACCTTTGCGTGAAACTCTGCAGAGGTCCGAAAGTATCGCTCGGTAACACCCACCTGTTGCGCGTAAGCCTCCGAGATCGCATAGCGTCGACCCTTGGTCGAGTATCCCGGAGCAGGTGTCGCCGTTCGACCCTCCTTGGCCACTCGCAAAGAAACGCGCTGCGCCACCGCCTGAGCCAGCACCATCGGCTGTTGCAGTTTCGCCATCAGGCTGGGGTCGGCCTGCGCCGCCCTCGTGTACCTAACGCGAACCTCGATCACTGCGGCACCGTGTCAGATGTGGGCATTTGCTCGGGCGGCAGGACGCCAAGGTCGCGCGACTCTTGCAGGTTGCGCTTGATCTTGTCGTAGGCCGATTGTCGCGTGATGCCGTCGCGGTCGGCAACGACGTCCACCGGCGACACGATACCCTGCGCGATCTCCATCTGCAGCGCTTGCGACTCGTGCAACGGATCGGCCGGCACTTCGTACGTCTGGTAGCGCACCTCGACGACCGTGTCCGCCGGGATCTGCACGGGCTCCGTCAGGTTCAGCACCATGGCGATCAGCTGGCACAGTTCGTTCTCCGCGTCGGCAAAGATCGGCTTGTACTTGTCCTTTGCCTGCTCACGGTCGTTGGCGTCAGCGGCGCGCGCCGAGGCCGTGACCGCGGTTGCCACCTTCAAGAACGCATCGGGCTGTAGGTCGAACATGCTGCACAGCAGCCGCAAGCGCGACTCGTTCCAGCTCGTGATCTGCGCCAGCGGCGGCTGGCCCTGAACGATGGTCAGCCGCGGCGCCGGTGCGGTCGGGTCGGTGTTGACCAGCGCCAAGACGCGGTCGGGGCCGACTTGCATCTCCTCGACCTGCTGCGCAATCTGCGCGTTCTCGAGAACTTTCTGGCCCCATGCTTGAGTGTGTACAAGCAGCTCCGTATCGGCTTCGCTCAAGCAAAGCGCGATCTGCATCGACAACAGCGGCTCGTTAACCGGCGACGCCCAGCGGCCCGGCTGCGGTTGCTCCGCTCGCAACACGATTAGCGGAATCTTACCGCCGAACGGGTTAGCCGTGCTGTTGCCGTACACCGGCAGCTTCTGGCCGCCCTTCTCGATGTAGATCTCGCTCGGCGACATGTGCAGCTCGCCATAAGTGACGAAGCCTTCCGAGTAGCCCACCGGTACGGCCAGCTCGACTTCTTCGGCGTGCTGGATGTCGTCGGCCCGCAACGGGTCGCCGGGCTCCCACTCGACCTGCCACGGCTCAAACGACAGAACCTTGACCTTGCCGACGCCGTCAGGAAGCACCGCAAGGATCACGGTCTGCTGAACCATCAGCTCTCGGTGCGCCTGGTGCAACGCCCGGTCGACCTTCGACGCGCGGTAGACTTCCCGCAGCTTGACGAACGGATCGGCGTTGGCCGCTTGCGCACTGAAGAACCGCCGCACGACCGGCCGCCCGTAGAAGCCGGTAAGCTCGTAGGCGTACCGCTGCACCAGCGGGACGAAGCGCTCCTGTAGGTTGTTGGTGTTGGGGAACACCTTATCCAGCTCGGCACGGATCGAGCTGAAGTCGCCGCGCAGAAACTGCGACAACTGCAGCGATTTCTTGCCGAACTTCTGGAGGTCCCAACGCTCGGCGCGCGCAATGCTGAACAGCGACATGGACGGACACCTCCGCGCCTAGTGTACGGCGGCGCAACGCTAGCGCAAGTGCGGAGGCACGTTGTCGACGCCGTCGTTGGCGACCGCGAACCGACCCGGCAGCTTGCCGCCGTGCAGCTCCTTGAAACGTGAGCCAGCTACCACCGCATAACGCAGCGCGTCAACCGCATGGTCGTGCAGGTTGTCTTTGGCCGGAATGTCGGTCGGGTTGCCGTCGCGGTCGAGCATGTAACGGTAAGCGGTCATTGATGGCACGATGCCAGCAACGTTGCCGCTGAAGGTCTTGGCCAGCGAATGCGCGAACAGCAGCCGCGGTTCGCCGGTTACCGGCGCAAGCATGTCCTGCACCTGGGCGATGCCGCTCCGCACATACTGGTCGGCCTTGCTGCTCAAGCTCAGCACGATCGACTTGCGCGGACTGTAGAGCTGGCGCAACCAGACGTTCTCCTCCGGCACCGCACGGTCAGCGCTGATCAGGTGAGGCACGCCGCCGCAGGTGTGCTCGATCCACCGCTGCAACTCGACGCGGAAATGGCCGCGGCTTTCGGGCTGGCGGACCAGCTCATCAGCGACGATCCACCGGCCATCGGGTGTCACCTGAATGGCAACGGCCACCGCGCGATTCAGGCCCCAGTCAATGCCGACAACCCATCGGCATTCAGGGTGGTGTTTGGCCGACCATGGCGTGACATGCCGCGCCTCGCGGAACTCGCCATACACCGCCGACATCGGCCGCAGTGCCAGCGCTAGAATCTCCTGCTCGTAACGCCGCACCGACATCGCGTCTTTCCAACTGTCGACGACGTGGCGATCAAGGTATGGATTGTCGTAGCTGGTCGCCCGCGCAACGAAGAAGTCCGGGTGCTCCTCGGCCTGCCTGTCGCGGAATAGCTTGGTGACGCCGCGCAGACCGTTGGGCGAGCTTGCCACGGCGAAGGACGGCCGCGGGCATGGCACGCGAATGCAACTGATCAACGTCTCGTACACCGTGAGCTCGTCGGCTTCCGACCAGCAGATCTCGTCGGCGGCGACCCACGCCAGGTTCTGGCCGCGTAGCTTGTCGACGCGCTCGTAACCTTGCCAGTAGATGGTGCTGCCGTTGTGCAGGTAGATCGCTGAATCGTCGACGGAATAGCGCTTGATCCAGTTGAAGCCGGTAGCGTCCCGCAGCGTCTGAAGGTGCGTCCGCAAGAACGGCAGCAGGTTCTTCTTCAAGTCGCGCTCGGTGCGGCCCAGCAGTGCGCCGGGACAGCCGGGATTGACCACCGCTTGGAGCAACGCGTCAAGTGTCAGCGTCCACGACTTGCCCGCGCCGCGGCCCGCAAGAAAGAAGCGATTGCGGTGGGGCGCCGCAAGAAACTCGGCCTGCTTGCGGTAGGGGCTGAACAGGTCGGCGATGTCGAGTTCGACTTGCATCAGCCCACGTCGATGAGGTCGCCGCCGGCAGCAGCGCGCCGCGCAGGCTCGACGCCGGCGGGAAGGGGCGCAGGGTCGCGGATGCCGGTGCTGTCGAGCGTCAGCGACAGCGCGACCTGCGGCGTGCCGTCTGGCGACAGTTGGCGCATGCGCTGGTCGGCCAGGTGCCGCGCCTCCGCAGTTAGCCGGGACATGTGCGCGAGGTATGCGCCGGCGTCGACCTCGCCGCGTTGATAGGCGCCCTCGAGCACTTGCAACTGGCGCTGCCACATCACAGCGGCGTCGGTGGCCGTGATGCCGCGCTCGGCCGCAAGCCGCAGCTCTTCGGTGTTGGGTGCGTCGCGCGGGTCGAGCTTGCTATGCCGGTCAAGCAGATAGCTGGCCGCCTTCCAGTCGCCGCGCTTGGCTGCTCGCTCGATGCGCCGCAGCGCCATCAGCCGGTGATAGGCCCGGGCGGACTCGACGTCGTCGAGCAGTGTCGGGTCGTCCTCGACCCAAGCGTAGAACGTGGACTTGGCGAGACCCGCCGCGCGAAAGGCATCCGTGTAGTTGGCGCCCAGGCGCAGAGCTTCGCACAAGCGAGCGCGGACTTCTGGCGTGCGGACCGTGACGCTCATCGTCGCCCCCATGCTGCCGCCAGTGTGGCGAGCGCTGTCGACTCCGCGACTGGAGCTGGCGCCGGCGTGACGTCGTCGCCGTGAAGCGAGACCACTTTGCCCACGAGGACCTCGGCCGCTTTGCGCTCGGCATCAGCCCGAGGTTGGCGGGGCCGGGTCCGCGTCGTCTTGATCTCGGTGGGTGGCTTACGTCCCTGCACAGGCCCTCGCCAGTCGTCGGAGCAGCTCGGCGGCCGTCCGTCGCGGATGGCGTAGCCGGCTCATTATTTTGTCCATCTGGTGCGGCGACGC